ACGGATCTGCTGGTTGCGTCCCAGCACGCCGTAGTACGGCGACGTCGGGTTCCTCGGGCTGAAACGGCCGTCGCGGTTGTTCAGCTGGAACGAGCACGTCGCCTGTTCCGGCTGACCGCCCTCGTCCCGCTGGCCCCGCGTGATGTCGATGTTTTCCGAGCCATCCCGCTGAAGGACGTACGAGGTGATGTCCGTCCACGCACCGGCAATCAAGATCTCGACCATGACCGGCCCGGACGGCGCACTCTCGCCGCCCGCGCCAAGAGGCGCGCCGGACACGCGCATACGGCGCTGCCAACCCATCGCCCGCGAAGCTACAGACATCTGTCACCTCCCCGGAACAGACATGAAGAACGGGATCACTCGTCCCAGACGACCCAGACCAGGGCATTGACCGCAGCCGAGAACGTGGCCCGTACCCGCAGGAACTTCGAGACGGCGACGATCGGCCGTTCGTCCGGCATCCACTGGTAGGAGTACGAGGTCGGCCAGGCGCCGTTGGAGACACCGGCGACCTTCACGGTGTCGAAGCTCCGGGACGCCGTCGTCGTGCCCTCAGCGGATGCGGTGAAGCCGGTCGCCGACGTACCCAGAGTCATGAGCGACGCAGGGGAGTTGGGGTCAAGTGGCTGCACACCGCTGGCGGAGTGCGCGGTGACGGTGGCCGCCACATCCGACTGCATCAGCTCGATCACGCCCTCACCAGTGGTTGCCGGTGCGGCGTCCAGGGTGAATCCCCAGGAGATCAGCTGGATCTGACGGGTCGACGGGGTGGCTATCTGGAGCATCGTCTTGATGGCGGTGCCCGTCGTCACCTCAACCGGCGCGGCAGTTGTTGCCATCGCCCAGTTGCCACACTTGAACCGGTGCATGACAATCCATCCCTTTTGTTCTGCTGCCGAGAGGCAGAAAGAAAGACGGGCCCCCACACAGGGAGCCCGCCTCGTTAACCGTTCTTCTTGGCGATCTTCTTGCCGTACACCGCCTGGACGTCCCCGCCCTGCTTGCGCACGGTGCGCCGGTTGGAGTCCAGGACCAGCTCATCCAGCACCCGGCCAGCGACCACCAGCTGGATCACCTGCGTGCCCCCACCGGCGCCCGCCTGAGCAGACCCGGCGGCAACCGGCCGCACGTTGAGCATCGAGTCCCAGGACAAGGCGGCCCTTCGGTTCCTCTCCACACCGACGGCGAAGCCCTCGGCGGTGAAGTGACCGACCTTCTCCATGACCTTCGAAGGCGACTTGATGCCAAGCGCCTTCTTGATCGCCTTCTCCATCGACTTGGCGATGCTCATCATCGCCTTCTCGATGTTCTTCTTCTGCCGCTCCAGGCCCCTGACCAGGCCCTCCGCCGCCTTGATCCCCGCGCCGTACATGGCGTCAGCAGCCGTGTTACCGGCCCCGGCAGCAAAGGAGTTGATCTGGCTCTGCATCGAGTTGATGCTGGCCAGCTCCGAACCGGACGCACTCAGCAGCGCCCCGGCCGTCTCCAGCCCGCCACCCTCGATCCCCGCCGTGGCGATCTGCTCGATGATCGTCTTGTTGACGCCCCGGGCCTTGAGATCCTTCAGCGCCTGCGAGAACGCGGCCGACTTGTCCCGGCCCTGCCGCATCCGCGACATGATCCCCGACACGGTGACCGGCTTGTCGCCGTCCGCCACATTGGTGATGTTCGTCGCCGACAAGACACCGCTCTTGACGGACTCCCGCAACTGCGAGGCCGCCGACTTCAGGTCATTGAGCTTGTCCTTGGCCTTGTCCAGTGACTTCTCGACCGTGGAGAGCTTCTTCTCCCACTTGATGAGAGCCTTGCCCGCCGAGTCCAGCCGCCTCAGCAGGTTGCGCTCGACCCCGCCGTGCGTCGCCTTCTTGATGATGCTGCGCCAGTTGTTGAGCGCACCGACCAGATCGGACAAAGAATCCGGACGAGCTGTGTCACCCGCGAACTCAGTAGTCTTGAAGCCCGCCATCTTCCCGAAGTGGGAGATGGTGAGATCGCCGACCGCACCGTTGCGTGCCTCCCGTTCGGCCTTGGCCGCCGCCGAGACCTTGCCGCCCTTGGCGAACCGGGGCATCTCAAAACGACCGGAATTGACGGCAGCCATGAACTGTGCGCCGTACTTGTCCACGGCAGCAGCCCTCATGACGAACTCGCCACGAGACAGGCGCGCTACCAGACTGTCCGACGTCTTGGTGCCCGGCCCTTCCAGGACATCACCCGCAACAGATCCGCCGCCAGCAAACCTCTTCCGGGGCAAACTCCCCGCGAGCCCACCGCTGCGACCGAAGTTGTAACCACTGGCATGCGGACCAGGGACACTCTGCTTGATGATGCTCTCGATGCGGTTGACATGAGTATTGACGTACGTGTTGACCGTCTTGCCGTTAATGCCGTTCAGCAGCGACCGCAGGGTCTCAATGTTCGTTGTCGCGCTACCGGTCGCGGTCTCGACCATCGTCTTCCCGTCGGGAAGATGTGTGATCTTGAAGCCGAACGACTGAAGATGCCGGACAGCATCCGCCGTCAGCGCACTGACCGTGACCGACTTGGCATTCGGTGTCGCCTCGAAAGCCGCAATGACACTGCCGATGTCACTACGGGCCTGCTCCACACGGGCCTGGATCCATACCTCCCTGGAAGGAGGCATCCCCAGGATCTGCGTAGTCAGCTGCTGCGCTTGCTCCTTCGACAGACCCATGCCGTCTGCGAGCGCCACCAGGTCGTTGTAGCTCGCCTGCCAGTTACTGCGAACCTGCTCCCACGGCTGCTTCGCCTCAATCGCCTTGTCCGTGGTCGCCTTGGTCGCGCTGGCAAGATCGGACAGAAGCTTGTACGCCTCCTGAGCGGAGGTATTCGTCAAGTCCAGTACACCGTGCTGCATCTTGAGCGCTTCGGTGTACTGCCCTGCCCCCTCCTTGGCCTTGTTCAAGGCCTCGAACTGAGCGGATTGTGCATCGAGGTGGCTGCGGTTCAGATCTGCCAGAGACTGGACCTGCTCTATGAGGCCCTTGATTGATCTCGCGTGCTCCTGAGCCGCCTTCGCCGCGCCGTCCTGCGCCGCCTTCATGTCGCCCAGGGCAGCCTTCGCGCCCTCGGCGTCCAAGTTGAGCATGTCATCCAACCCAGGGATGTCCATGTCAAACAGGCTGAGCAGCGGCCCGAAGATCCCGTCAATCACGCCGACGAGGTTGCGCAACAGGCTGTCCATGGACGACAGACCGGCCTCAACCAGGTTCAGGACACCCGAGAGCAGGCGGAATGCGCCGACCATCAGCAGGGTCGCCGACTCCGACTTCGCGGCGAAATTGATGAACTCGCCAATGCCCACCAGCAGGTTGCGGATCTCATTGCCGAGAACGATCCACACGTTCTTCAGAGCCTCGGCGCCGCCGTCGGACATCATCGCGGCGAACATGTCGCCCATGCCCTTGCCGATCAGGCCCATGGCGGTCCGAAAACCGTCCATGACCGGCCCCATGCTCCGCAGAGCTTCAGTGAAGCCGGGCAGAGCCGTGCGGGCGAAGTCGGTGAACGCGCCGAAGAGATCCTCAACCAGCGGAGCAGTAGCTCCAAAGGCCTCCTTGAGGTCCCCCTTCATCCCCGCCACGGCCTTGCCGACACCACGAAGGCCAGCGGCCAGGGCGCCTTCAAGCGGCTGCGCGGCCTCACGCACCGACGACGCGACCGTGTCCTTCATGGACGAGAACGCGCCCTTGACGGTGGCACTGTTCTTCAGCGCCAGCGCACCCAGCGCCACGAACGCGCCACCCAGCGCCACCGTCAGCAGCGCGCCCAGCGCCTGGGCTGCCGGACCCAGAAGCAGCAGCGTACCCAGCAGGATCAGCGCCATGTCGTTGCCACGCATGGCGCTCTGCCCAAGCGACTGGAACCCACTGCCCAGCATTCTCACTGGGCCCAGCGCTGTGTTCGCCATCCGGCCTATCCGGCCGAACCGCATCAGGAAATTCCCGTCGAACCGGTCGAACTCGGTGCGCATATGGCGCATCTCGCGTGTCAGCGACCGGAACTGATCCCGAGTGATATCGCCCGCGCGCGCAGAGTTCCGTGCATCCCGCTGCATCCCCGTCAATGCGGTACGCATGTTGTTCAGCTCGGTTGTCGTCAGACGACCCTCGTTCCGCATCCGCAGAAACGAGTTGCCCAGGTTGTCGATATCCCGACTGAGACGGTGCGTGTGCACACTCGCGTTCCGCGACGACGTCCCCAGGCCATTCAGGTTCTGACGCATCCGGTTGAGCCGCTGACCCATGCGGTTGAAATCGCCATGAGTCAGATCCCGGACCCGGACAGTCAAAGTGATGTCGTCAGCCACCGCTGTCCCCCTCCGGAAGTCCCAGCTCATACAGCTGGAGCAGCTGGATCATCTCGACGTCCTCGGCCAGGATTTCGCTGGGAAGCTTGCCGAAGAACTTGCAGAGCCGAATGATCGACTCCGCACGCACCAACTCCGCAGGACGCGTTACAGCATTTCCGTAGGAATCGACGCCACCAGGGGACTCTCGCCAGGCAGCGATTTTTTTGCCGTCTGGTCCGACACCTCGGTGAGCGCCGCCGTCCACGCGTTTACGATCGCTGTGTTCATCGTGAAGTCGTTCTCGGAAACGGCCTCGTACGTCGTCGGAACCGCAACACCGTTCTCCTCCAGATTCCAGGAGACCAGGTGCTTCGCGAACATCCGGATCATTCCCTCGGCTTCCTTGTCCCCGGAATCCGTGGGACCGCTGAGAGAGATCAGCTCCAGATACTCACCCGTCGTCAGGCCAGTGACCCTGACCTCCAGCCCGTCAAACTCCGTCCCCGCGAAGTCGAGCCGGTAGACCTTACGCTTACGCTGAAACCCCATGAGGGCCTCCCCGGAAAAAGAAAAAGCCCACCGCACCATGCGATGGACTGCCGAAGAAAAAAGCTGTCAGACTGTCAGGCCCACGTGGGGACCGCGCCGTTTGCGAGAGAACCAGGAACAGTCCAGGTCAGCTCGCCGGAGTCCGAACGGGTCAGCGGGTAGTCGGTCAGAATGCACTCATTGGCGAGCGTCTGGCCGGATACCGTAAGCGTGATGGTCCGCTGGACCGACGTCGACGGAATCGTCTTGAACACGTCGTGGGACTGGTTCGCGGCGTCATTGAAAACGCCATTGAGCGTGATCGTGAAGTCGGCCAGGAGCAGGAGCCGCTCGAAAGCGCTCTTGTCCATGCCGGTCACATCCTGCGTCGCGCGCGGAGTCGCGAACTCACAGTTGGTCACGTCGTTCACGATGGCTCGCGCAGTGCCGCTGGAATCATCCACGCTGCACACGGACCATCCAAGTCCGCTTTCCTTGGCCACGGCCCCTCCTTTTCCTTTTAGGGCATGAAGAAAGGGCCCTCACCGTCGGATGAGAGCCCTCTGGAACGGAAGGGAATTACCCTCGCTCTTTGATCTGAATGATCTTCTCGCTGTTGTCCTGGAAGTCCTCGACCCAGTGCTCAGGTCGGGTGTGCTTCAGGACCCGTCCGGTCGGGTTTCCACGCCAGTCGCCGTCACGGGCGATGTAGATCTCCTGGCGGTCGAGCTTGACGCGGTGCTGGGACTCCCTGAAGCACGGCTGTCCGGCCTCGAAGACCAGCCACGTCTCGCCTTCGGTGACGTGGAGTTCGCTGTACTTGCGTCCCGAGGTCTTCGCGGCGTGCAGCATCTCCGGGGTGAGGTTTTCGACCCGGACCTGCCAGCCCCTCTCGTACTGAGGGCAGCTGATCTCGGCGCATGTGGCCGCCCGCCAGTGCGTCTTGAGAGGGGCGGCGATCTGGTAGGTCTTGTAGTCCTGCACCCGGCCCCGTGGCGGCAGGCGGTTCATCTTCATGGTGTCTCCCCGGATATTTCGGACTAGAACACGACAGACGTGTCATTCCGCACGGCCACCACGGCGAACTGGGCGTTGCTGAAGGTTCCGGTGGTGACGGCTCGCAGATACCGCTCGACGGTCTGGCCGCGTGCGGTCTGGATGCGCTCGGTGGTGATGCCGGTGGCGGCGGTGAAGGTGCCGCCGGTGACGTCGGTCCAAGCGTCGCCTGCGCCGTTGTCGGAGCTTTCCTGGATCTTGACGGTGACCGAGGTGCCGGTGAATGCGAAGACCTGGAGGTAGAACTGGGCGCCGAAGTTGGTCGATCCGGTGCCGAAGTCCACGGACGTCCCGTTGGTGGCAGATCCGTCGGTGCGGATGCCCGCCGTCATGCTCTTGCCCCACTCCAGTCCGAAACCGTTGGCTTCGGCGCGCACGGCGATGGTCATCTTGCCGTCGTTGTCGCGGGTGGGGTCGTAGTTGAGCTGCTTGGCGATCAGGCAGGCAGCCGGGTTACCCAGGGTCGTGCCCCGGAAGTACATGAGCTGCCGGTCGGTGGTGGGCAGCGTGGAAAGCACGTCGTGCTGTTTGTCGGTGGCCGGGTTGAAGTGTGAGACCCACTCGATACGCCCGTCGCGCAGGCCGCCGATGCGTTCGTAGGCAGACTTGTCGATGCCGGTGACGTCGATGAGGGCGACGCCGCCGCCTACTTCGCCGAGTGAGGCGGTGTCACCAGAGAGATCATATCCACCCAGGTAGAAATTATCGCCCAATCCGGACTGCTTTGCCACAACATCCTCCAAATCGGGCAAGGGCGGGCATGGGAAAGGGCCCACTCAACTGAGGGGCCCTGCAAGGGAGTTACGCGGACTGCGGCCAGCAGTCGTCGATAATCACCGGCACGGTGACCTGGAAGACGCGGAACTCTGCACCGCTCAGGTTGATGTAGCCGGAACGGACGCGGACGGACTGGCCGTGGGCGCCGAAGATGTCGACATGCCGAGCCTCGGAGCCGAGATCGAAATCACCGATGACAGCCGTGAACACGGCGTCCGTCGCACGTACCAGGGTGGTGTCGATCCCCTCGTACGGCTCCTGATAGGTCGAGGAGTACAGCCGCAGTTCCAGCTCCAGCCGGACGGAGGTGTTAGCCAGCCCGGAGGAGCGGATGGGTCGGAGATCCTCGACATACAGGGCGGCGCTCAGGCCCGTCGACGGGGACTGCTTGGACTCGTAGCCAAGGACGGCGTCGAAGTAGCCGGTGGCCATGATGTGGGAGGCCACGTTGTCCAGGATGTTCTGGATGTCGATCACGTGGACCTCAGATCAGTCGGCCGCTGGCGCGGTAGCGGCGCAGGATCCGGCGGGCGATGTTGCCGCGCTTGACATTCACCTCGGCCTCGGCGCGCTCCTGGGCGTGGTAGCCGGGGAAGATGGTGACGGGAGCGTTGCGCGAGCCCGTGCCCTCCAGCCAGTGGCCGTAGACGATGCCGCTGTCGTGGATCTCGTAGCGGTTCGCTCCCAGCGGGCGCTTCTTGATGTGCCGGGTGTAGTACGGCGTCTGGTGGCGCAGGGATCCGTGCAGGTTGTTCAGCCAGGTGTCCTTGGCGGAGTCCGCGATGGCGTCGGCGACGTCATGGGAGTAGGCGGCGGCATCGCGCTGCATCTTGCCGGAACTGATCGGGCCCTGAACACGGGAGTTGAAACGGATCTCGAACGACACGGGCCGACTCCCCTTCTCAGATGGTGCGGGTGCGTGCCTTGCGCCCGTGGGTGCGGTAGAGCTGCTCGCGGTAGTCCACGAGAGCCTCGACCGTCGCCGCCCGGCGGGCAGTACCGCCGAAGATGGAGGACGCCGACATGGTGCGGAACCAGCCGGTCTGCTCCTGCATCAGCTCGTGGATCGCTTCGGCCGTGACGTACTGCCGTACCGCCGGGGGCACCTTCCAGACCTGGATGGCGTCGCCGGAGTTGTGGGTGGCGGCCGTCGAGCCGAGCGCCCCCCGGGTAACGGTCAGGGTGCGAGGTGCGTAGATGTCCACCCCGGCTGCATGGGCAGCGATGATGGAGCCTTCGAAGGCCCGCTCCACGGTGAGGACGTTCCCGGCGATGTCAGTGACGAGCATCCGCTCGGACTCGACGAGGATGACCTCGTAGAGGGCGAACTGGGTGCCGTCAGAGACGGTGAGGGAGACAGAGTTCTTGTTGTTCGTCAGCCCGGCGCCGCCGACGTTCTGCCCGGTGTCGATCTGGGCGCGTTCGGTGACCAGGAGGCGCTCGGTGCCGATCTTCAGGATGGAGCCGACACCAATGTCCGCCGATGCGGCGGGCGAGACGTCGACAGCGGTCTCGGAGGCGTCCAGCGCCTCGGTCAGCGTGCCGAGCGTGATGTGGTCGTCGTTCTCGCCCCACAGCCCGAGGATGGATATGTCCTGCTGGTGGGTGCTGCCGGTCCCGAACGACGCCGAGCTGGAGATGTTGATCTCCAGCCGTGAGTAGGGCGGCCCGCTGCGCTGCGGTTCGAGCACGATGTCCGACCCGGCGATCGCCGTACTGCCCGAGGTGAGAGTGGTGACGGAGATCAGGCTGCTGTCGTCCAGCCACAGCCGCCACGGCAGCGCACCCTGGTTGTTGGGCCAGTCGAACTTCTTCGTCGCGATGTGCGGGTAGAAAATCTTGTGGCAGAGCCCCTCGGCGTTACGGGACGCCGACTCGATGCACCGGTCGATGTTGCGGGCGTTCCGCAGTACCTGCCCCTGGTCCAGGGCGCGCATCAGGATTTCACGGGTGGTGTAGACCGGCTCCGTAATCGCCACAGCCAGCCTCCGTCAGATGATCCGCCCGTCACGCGGGTACTCGTAGTTGCCCCAAGGGCAGTGCAGGACGCCGTTGTCCCCGACGTCGAGGGGCTCCCCGTCGAACGGGCACGCCGTCGGCGGAGTGATCTGCTCGTCCCGCACGTAGGCCTCGGCCTCGGCGTAGATCGACAGCAGTTGCTCCCAGGCCATCGGCTACTCCTCGTCGAGGTCGTCCTCACGCAGCCGCTCAGTGATCTGCGCCTTCGTTCCGTACGAGGGCAGTTCGCGGCGGGTGGCTTCCTCACGGAGCTCGGCCAGAGTCATGCCGTCGTAGTCCGGCGCTGCATCGGCGTCATCGCCGGATGCCGCTGCGACTCCATCCGTCTGCGACTGCTCGTCCCCGTCGTCGTCCGCTACGGCTTCGAAAGGGACTGGGCGCCCCTCCTGGTCGGCCTCGGCTCCGGCCAGGAGGGGCTGGCTCGCGTCCACGTCCGGGGAGGGTTCCGCGTCGCGAGCGTTCGTGGGACCACCGTGAACAGTGATCTTCGGCATGGCATCCTCCTTGGGGGGCCAGGGAATCTGCACCTGGCTTCCGCACGAGGCGCAGTACAGGGGAGCAAGCTGGATCAGGCCGGTGGCCACGACCGGCAGGCGGTACTGCCAGGGGCCACGGCCACACGCGCAGGTCAAAGTGACGAACGCGGGAAGGCGCCGGGCGATGACCGCCCCGCCTTCGGTGTACTCGACGCTGCCGCAGTGGGGGCAGGCTTCGAGTTCGTGGGAGTAGATGGTCGTGCAACCGGCGCACGTCAGAGTGGACATCGAGGTTCCTCCCCGGTCAGGGACGGCCGTGGATGGAGAAGCTCACGCCCGTGAAAGTCGGGGTGTCGGTGCCGCTGACGGTCCACCGGATCCGGCCGGAGTTGGTCATTTGATAGCCGTTGTTGATCACGCCGTAGGTCACACCGGACGCTGTGACGGCAACTCCACCGATCGACGTTCCGGGTGACACCTGCACATACGTGCCGTAGGCGTCCGCCACGTCGAAGAAGATCGCCAAGCTGGGGTTCGTGCCCGTCGGCGCGTTGGCGATCGTCACCACCAACAAACCGTTGCTGATCCGGGAGATGTCGATCGCCCCGGTCCGGCCGGTCGTCGCGTTGGTAATCCCGGCGGTGACGTGGTCGGTTGAACTGTTCAGCGTCAGGCCGGTGGCCTTGAAGATCTCGTTGTTGCGGAACGCGCTCACCGCCACGCCTCCTTGAAGTGATAGACGAAACGGGCCCCCGCCTGTGGCGGGGACCCGTAGCGGAACGTCAGGAAGCGACCAGCGTGGCGCCGGACGTCAGCGGCACCCAGGTGCAGTAGAAGGTCAGCGCACCGTCGATGGTGCCCGTACCGGTCTGCACCAGCTCGACCGTGCCGGTGGTGACCACCAGGTTGGTCAGCGGGCGCCCGCCCTTGCGGAAGTCGGGAGTCGTGGTGGACTCGTCGACCACACCGATCGTGGTGCCTGCCGCCGTGTCCGTGGTGCCCAGGTCGGTGGCCGCGACCACGGTGACCGTGTCACCGGTGGTCGGGTTCGTCTGGAGCGCCAGCGTGTTCGCGCCCGCCATGGTCGTGGTGCACACCGCCCACAGAGCGGTGATGAGCACCTCGCCACCGGCCACGGTGAACAGCTCATCGGTCGTGGCGTCGGCGAGGGTACCCGTCGCCTTGGAGACAGGACCATTGCCCAGCGTCAGCTGGCGCAGCTGGGGACCCTGAAGAAGCGTAGACATATCTCAGAACCCCCTTACGCGTTCAGGTTGGCCAGGTTGGTCGGCTTGCGCATGACCATCAGGTCGTGCGCAATGTTGAGGATCGCGCAGTGCTTGGTGCCGTTGGTGCCCAGGTCCGGGATGTTCAGCGACACCCACTCGAAGCCGTCGGAGAGCTGCTCGGAGCGGACCTCGACCACCAGGAGCGTCTCCTGCGATGCGGCGCCGACGTTGGTGATCTCGGAGGCGGCCGCCTGCGAGCCCTCGGTCCACGTCTCATCACCGTCGAGCGTGGTCTCGCTCTGGTAGTAGTACTTGGTGATGATGTCCAGATCCTGCGAAGTACCGCCGGTCGCGGCGTTGTGCTCCTGGAGATCGACATCGAGGATGTCAGTGGACGCGCCAGTGGCGATGACCACGAAGGTGACACCGCCGCAGTCCTTGAGGTGGATACGGTTGCCGGTGACAGCACCGGCCACCGCGTCGGTCGGCACAGCACCGGCCGAGATATTGAACAGCCGCCCGAGGGCGGATGCGCCAGTCGTCATGGCGGGCTTCCTTTCACTGCCGGAGGCGCAGGGGTGTTAATGCCTGCGCCCCCCTGGCCCTCGCTTGGGTATGAATGCGCACGAGGGCTGTGCGGGCCGCCACGCAAAGCGGCATAAAGAAAGCGCCCACCCCACAAGGGAGTTGGCGCGTCAGGGGAGTTCGTCAGGCTTAGGCGCGAGCCTGGAGCTGGACGAACGGGCTCAGGGTGTTCGAGCCGGTCTGCGGAGTGATCGCGGACTGGAGCCACGGACGGCCGTCCAGGCGGGAGATGAACCGCATCGAGGTCATGTCCGTCTGGAAGCGGTAGTGCGGGCTGGTGTCGGCCTGGATGGCCTGACGGTCACCGATGAGGTAGTGCGACATGTCCGCCAGGACGATGTCACCCGCGTCGCCGAGGGTCGGCATCTTCTCGGTGAACAGGACCGGACGGCCCAGGATCCGCATGGGCGGACCGGAGACACCGTCGGTGAGCCAGATCGCGCTGCCGCCGGTACCCACCGACAGCGACATCGTCGCCAGCTCCGGGAAGGTGTCCAGGTTGGCGATCCACACCGCGTTGCTCAGCGAGGACGGCAGCATCCGGGAGTACATCTTGACCAGGTTTTCCCAGACGATGGTGTCCGCCGCCTGGCCGCTCTCCTTGGTCACGGAGACCATGGCGGGGGAGTTGAGGAAGCCCAGCGGCTCACCCACACCCGAGCCGGAGATGAACGCGATGTCCTCGAACCACGCCAGCGCTTCGGGGAAGATCTCGTTGATCAGCATCTGAAGGCTGATCAGGGAGTCCGCGAACAGCTCATTCGGAACTTCCGAATAGGCGGTCAACTTCTTCGCTTCGAGCTTGACCCGGCCGAACGTCGGGCTGGAATCCGTGAGGGTTCCGGCCTCTTCCGTCCAGTACGCCGCGACGCCGCCGTAGATGTTACTCGCGTTCGACGTCGAGTCGATCATCGGGAACGGCAGGGTCAGCGTCTCCATCGGGATGACGCGGGCCCGGGAGCGGACCACGGACTTCTCCAGGGAGATCCGCAGCATCTCCGAGCGGAGGTACTCCGGGATCAAGAACCCACCGTCGGCCGGGACGTTCGACCCGAGGGCGTTCATGATCCCACGGATCTTGTGCTGCGCGTTCTGCGCCTCGGCGGTACGCGAGCCGTGCCAGATGGCCTTCATGAACTCGCGCACGTCGGGGAACTCATTGTCCAGCTTGGCGCCGGGAGCGTCCGGGTTGTACCGGTCGCCCAGGCGCTTGGAGTCGGAGCCCTTCGGCGACAGGTTCAGACGCTTGGCGTCACCCTTGGCGTCGGTGGAACCGGCGTCCTTGAGGTACTTGATGACGCCTTCCTGGACGCGCGCTTCGATCTGCGCATCCAGGTCGCCGTTGGTGGCCTTGTTGAACTGAGCCGCGTAGTCCTTGACGAACTGAAGGCCGGTGTCCTTCGACGCGAAGACCTCACCGAGGACCTTCTTGTCGTTGAACATCTCTTCGAGTTCGCCGTCGTTGCGCGGAATGACAGGAGTTGCCATTACCAACCCTCCTTGAGCTGGGCAAACACGTCATCCGCGCTGGGCGACGTGGCGGGTGAAACAAGGAAGCCGACCACTGAGTTCCAGTCGTCGGCTTCGTCGTGGGTCTCGGTGACCTGGTCACCGTCGTCCGGCGGGGTCCCCTCCGGAACGCTTGCATCAACGGGCGGAGGATCCGTCTCGTCGGTGACGGGCTGCTCTTCCCTATCGGGTTCGGTGGGATCCGCAGCCAGGGAGTCGTCCGGCTGCGACTCTTCCTCCTCTTCCTCTTCTTCTTCGTCCTCATCGGGCTGAAGGAAGGCAGGAAGAGCAGCGGCGACCTCTTCACGAACCGCGTCGCGGATCAGGGCCACCAGATCCTCCTGCGACATGTTCGACAGAGCACCGGGCGAGGCGACCAGCTCGGCCGTAATCAGCTGCCCGGGAAGAGCACTCGCAACGACTTCCAGGGCACGCCCTGCACCACCGGCCTGCACCGGCAGCTTGGGCGCCGGGGCGCTGCCGCGACCGGCGTGCTGGTACATCGACAGATCCCAGCTGCGGTGCATCTTCGCCTCGACCGGATCGTTCTCCTCAGCCGGTGCCGACTGCTTGGCACGCATCGGGACAACCTCATCGGCCAGACCCACCGCGAGGGCTTCCTCGGCGGTGAACCAGGTCTCGGCATCCATGTACTGCTGCCACTCGGCAAGCGGACGGCCGGTGTGCTGGGCGTAGGCCTGAGCGATGTTCAGACTCTGCTTGTCCAGCATGTCGGCCATCTTGGTCATCTCGGTTGCGTCGCCGTAGCACGCGCCCGAGGCGTTGTGCACCATGATCTGCGACTGAGGCATCATGACCAGCCGGTCACCTGCCATGGCGATCACCGAGGCGATCGACGCCGCGATGGAGTCGACATACACAGTGACGTTCGCCGGGTGCTGCCGGATCGCATTGGCGATGGCAATACCTTCGAACACACTGCCCCCAGGGCTGTTAAGCCTGAGGTTGATCTTGGACGTACCCACGCCGCTCAGGGCGTCGATGAAGTCCTCGGCCCACATCCCGAACCAGCCGCCGATCGAGTCGTACACCAGGATGTCCGTGGTGTCAGGCTCGTCGGCAGAGTTCGAGATACTGAACCATTCCTTGGCGTTCTCCGGCGGCTGCATACCTGCCGGAGGCTTCGGAGGGTGGCGCTGCGCCACCAGCTCGATGAAGGACATCAGCGCGTGGCCTCCTTTACGTCAGCATTCGTTGCAACCAGTCGTCCGGGTCCTCTTCCTTGGGCGACGGCGCAGGCTTCTTTTCGGGCTGGTCGTTGGGACCTTCCCGGGGGGCGGGCTCGTCGGGGTTCTGCTGCTCCGGCGGCGGCCCCTGCGCGATGAAACGCGGCTCGGGCAGCTCTTCCATCTCCGGCAGCCCGCACGTGGCGAGGATGTCGGCCGCCTCCCAGAGCCCGGTGTCGGCAAGGAACTTCGCCGACTGGGCCTTGTTCAGCAGCACCTGTGCCGAGATTTCGTCGTCCTCCGGGACGGGGTTGACGAAATCGAATTCCAGGCCCTCGGCGGACGCCCCGTACATGGGCAGCAGGTACCGGTTGAGCACCTCGCGCATACGGATCAGACGCGGCTTGATCAGCCAGCGGGCGAACAGCACCTCACCGGCGTACGCGTTGGCCTTGTTCACGTCGTCGGTCGCGCCGAGCATCGCCTTGGGGAAGCCGAACGCTTCGCGGATCGTCTCCCGGGCGGACTGGCGGAGCTCGACCAGCTGCATCTCGTCATGGGTGGAAGTCACCGACTGCCAGGTCATACCCGCTTCGAGGATGGCGACCCGGTTGGCGTTGTCGACGCCCTGGTGGGTCTCCTTCCAGCGGGCCTGGAAGACGTCGAAGTCCTCATCCGAGATGTTCTGTTCGGCCTGGATCAGGCCACCGGGGCGGGCACCGTTGCGGAACCACGCCGAGGTGTACTCGGCCGCCTGACGCACCGCGTCGAGATCGGTGTTGATCGCGGCCAGCGGCGACAGGCCACGGTGGATGTCCGTCGGCCTCGGATTGCGGATGTAGATGACCTGGTCGACCCCCAGAGGGACTTCCTCACCATCGGGCGAGCGGTAGACCCACCCGGCCAGGAAGTTCTCCGGATGCGGCACCGGGAACATCCGGTCCGGACGGATCGGCCACAGCTCGTACGGCAGCGTGCCCTGCTTGACCACAAGCCAGTGCTGCTCGCCGGTGACCTCCTGAAACTGCTGCGATGTCTCCCGGAAAGCGTGCCCCGTGAAGAACGGGTTCGGCTGGTTCCACAGCGTCAGCGCCGGGTGCTTGATGACCTCGACCCGGTTGTCCTGCGGTCCGCTGTAGCCCG